GAACTGCTTAATAAGCAGATAGAGCAGACTAAGGATAAGCTCGAACTGCAGAAGACCGCAGCTAAGGAAGCAGCTCAGGCTCTCGAAGAGGGCACTATTACAAAAGAAGAGTACGCTAAGCTAACTGCAGAGGTCGCTACTACTGCTAACAAGCTCGGAGAGCTTGAAGGTCAGGCAAGCGGAGCTGCAGAAGAGATGAAGGAGACAGGAAACGCAGCTCAGGAGGCAGGACAGAAAGCCTCCGAGAGTAAAGAGTCCTTCGTAGATTGGGGATCTGTAGTCTCGACTGCAGCCGATATGGCTATTACGGCTTTAGCTGCGGTAGCAGATACAGTAAGAGAGGTCGCAGGAGCTATGGTCGATATGACTGTAGAGACTGCAGGCTACGCAGATGAGATATTAACTCTGTCTTCCGTCTCAGGAGTCGCTACAGATACATTACAGGCTCTCCAATATGGAGAAGAGCAGTTAGATGTATCAGTCGGAACTGTTACAGGAGCTATCACTAAGCTTATCAAGGCTATGGGAAGTGCTCAGGGAACGGAGCAGGACTGGCAGGATCAGGTAGACGAGCTTAACGCAGCTCTCGAGAGCGGTCAGATAACCGCAGAAGATTATCAGGAGGCTATTACTGACTTAGGGACTTCCGGTTCTGCTTTCTCGGAACTCGGTATAGACATACTCGACGCTCAGGGTAACTTAAGAGACTCTGAGGAGGTCTTTTGGGAAGTCATAGACGCTCTCGGTAATATCGAAAACGCTACAGAGCGTGACGCAGTTGCTATGGACTTGCTCGGTAGGTCTGCTATGCAACTTAACCCTTTGATAGAGGCAGGCTCAGAAGGCTTCCGTGATATATACGAGCAAGCGGAAGAAGCAGGAGCCATTATGGAAGACGATACGTTAGACTCCTTTGATGAGTTTAACGATACGCTCTCTCGCTTAAATCAGGGCACTTCCGCAGCTAAGAGAGCCATAGGAGCTATCTTACTTCCTACGTTAAGCAATATGGCTACGGATGGAGTAAGCCTCTTAAATGACTTCACAAACGCAGTCTTAAATACAGACGGAGACTTAGACGAACTCGGAACTGTCATAGATGAGATGGCTTCGCAGGTTATAACTTTTCTTGATGAGTGGCTTCCTGAGATTATCAGCGTAGGTAGCAGTATCATAAGCTCACTCGCTGAGGGTATCTTATCTAACTTGCCTGAGTTAATAGCAGGTGCGGTACAGATTATCGAAGCCATAGCTCAGGGTATCATAAACAGTCTCGGAGACCTCGCTCCTGTCGTAGCAGATATAGTCGTAAACTTTATCCGCTTCTTAACGGATAACCTGCCTACGATCATAACGGCTGCAGCCGACATTATCATAGCGATTACAAGGGGACTTGCTGAGGCTATGCCTGAGCTTATCCCTGCGGTAGTCGACTGCGTATTACTGATATGCGAAACGCTCTTAGGTCCTGACTGCTTACCTCAGCTTATCTTAGCAGCTCAGGAGCTTATTATGGGCATTATCGAAGGTCTTATCCGTGCTACTCCTGACATACTCGCAGCTATCCCTCCGTTAGTACAGGCTATCATTGAGTCGTTTAATGAACTCGGTCCTGCGTTGGTAGATAACGCTTATGACTGGGGATATGACATGATAGTAAGCCTTATCAATGGTATGGAGGATATGCTTCCTGCCTTAGCAAGCGGAGCTGCAGGAGTGGCAGGAACTTTGGCAGCTTATCTCCATCATACTACCCCTGATAAGGGACCTTTGAAGGATGATAATGAGTGGGGAGCAGATTTTATCGATAACTTCATACAGGGTATGGATAGCGAAGATTTAGCTTTGCAGAGGTCTATCTACGGAGTCGCTAATACCATCTATAACGGAATGGACTATACTTCTCAGCTCGCAGGTATATCAAGTCAGCTTGCAGGTATTGGAGTGGGCGGTATAGCTCAGCCTATCAATGTCTATATCGGTTCTCAGAGAGTGGCTACGGTAGTTGCTAACGCTAACGCAGAAAATAACTACAGGACAGGAGGTCTCTAATGGCTCTCGGTAAGTATATCAAAATCAATAACGAGGTAGTTCCTAACCCTACGAGCTTCGACTACTCACTTAACCCTAACGAGAATATCTTTACGAGTGAAGCAGGAACGGAGATGAGTAATATAGTCCGACTCGACAGACCGAGCTGGACTGCTTCGTTTCCTTGCTCTTCCCGGTATAGGGATAAGTTCATAGGTTGGTGTACTTCTCCTTCCGTCACTTGCAAGATAGACAACGGAACGGAGATGACCGGAAGACTTCGCTTAGGTGGAGCTATCACTTTAGTAGAAGACTCAGAGTATGTAGGAGGAACTCAGGGACTTTGGGAAGTGCCTGTGGTATTTGAAGGAGAGTAATTATGTATCAGGTCTCTAATGCCTTTAAAACTATGATGAAGAAGGCTCAGAGAGTCGAGCACGTTAGAGGCACGGTAGGTAATATCAGCTTTACGGATAGAAACGTCATAAGCCTGTCTTACTCTAACAGGTGCTCAGATACCTCAGATGTAACTTTAGGTTATGCCTACATAGGAGAGCTGCAAGTCCAATTTGTGAATATGCTTATTGCTCGAGGAGCTTGGAGAGGTAAAATCATCTCTTTGGAGTACGGACTCGAGATAGATCCAGAGCTTCATACCGTAGAGTGGGTTCCTGTCGGTCAGTTCACTATAACTCAGGCTGAATGGTCTGATATGGGTATATCAGTAAGAGCCTCAGATGTATTAAGCAAGTTAGATACGGCTTTCGGTGCTTCGTCTACCTCAGGAACGATATACGACTTCCTCGAGTTGGTCGAGCAGTTATCTTTCGTTCCTAACGGCATGACGGCTGAGGAATGTGCGAGCCTTCCTAACGGCACGGAGTCCTTAGGTCTATACTCGCAGAATGACATATCTACTATAAGAGACTTCTTAGGAGCCGTAGCACAGGCTACAGGAGGCTTCGCTACTGCGGATAGGACAGGAGGCTTTATAGTACGCTCCTACGCAGATAGTACGGTCGTAGACACGTTACAGGCTCGAGAGCGTATAAGCGGTTCGGTCTTCTCGGACTTCTCTACTGCCTATACAGGCATATCCATAACGGATATAGAGTCAGGAGCGACCATCTACTATACGAGCGGAAGCGGAGCGGTCATCTCCATAGGTTCTAATCCTTTATTACAGTATGGAGTAGATACGACCAAAACAAGGATAAGAGGAGCGGTCGCTACTGTAGCTCAAAGCATAGCCTATACTCCTTTTAACATCTCAGTTCTTAACTGTCCTGTCTATGACCTTGGAGACCTTCTGGAGCTTGAAGGCGGAGTGGCAGGAGAAGATACAGTCACGGCTTGCGTAATGTCTATCGAGTGGACTTTTAAGAACTCAATGACATTACAAGGCTTCGGTGCAGATCCGTCACTAAGTAAAGGTAAGACTAAGACGGATAAGGCTCTTAACGGAATGAAGAGTAAGACCTCCGACAAAGACGTTATTACTCACGTTTACGTTAATTCCATAGCTCATAACATTGGAGAGAATACGGAAGTCAGCATAGCGGAGATACTCTTCGCTACTGTAAAGCCTAAGACAGTTAAGGTCTTAACGGAAGTAAACCTCGATTTAACTATCACAGATACGGTTAATGAGAAGGCTTCATGTCAGGTCTTTTACTATCTGAATGGTAACTTACTACCCTACTCTCCGATAGAGACTTGGGATGAAGACGGAAAGCATATCCTCTCGCTTATGTACCCTTTGGAGACATTAGCAGGAGACAGTTCCTACGACTTTGATGTAAGGATCGAGCTAACCGGGGGAGAAGCGACTATCGCAGTAGGAGATATACATTGTCTTCTCGAAGGTCAGGGACTCGTAGCAGTTGACGAGTTCAACGGCACTATCAAGTGCACAGATGAGTTCGAAGCTATCTATCTCGGTCAGAATGTTGTTAGTCTCATTGATACCTTCGACCTGTCTACAGAAGGTCAGGGAGAGACATATTACAGACTTACAGAGGATGGCGACTTGAGAATAGTCGAGGACGGAGACTTCCGTATCACGGAAGAAGGTCAATAATTTGTTAGGAGGCATTTATGGCTAACAAGAAGATTACAGAGCTGATGGCAGGCACACCTACGAGGGATAGCCTTATAGAGTCCGCTACTGATGTAGGCGGAACTACTGTATCTCGTAAGTTCGAAGTCGGAGCGGTTGTAGATTTAAACAACGTGCAGATAGCAAGTGAGTATGACGATACTGCTACCTATGCTTATGGAGCGTATTGTATCAAAGACGGAGTGCTCTATCGGTGCACTACTGCTATATCAGTTGCCGAGGCTTGGACTTCCGCCCATTGGACTGCGGTAATGGTCACAGGCGAATACAAACGTGTCCGCATTATGACAAAGGCTCAATTTGACTTGTTAAGTAATGATGAGAAAGACGGATTTATCTATGTTAGTGACTACCCTACAAAAATTCAAGATATAGACAACGTAAACCTAACCACAAGCGACAACAACAAATTGCTTGGCGTTAGTGTTAGCGGTAGTGATATATCTGTGGGTGCGGTTGGTGTTGAAACAGGTACATTTACGGCAGGCACTAATATAACTGTTTTGCGTAGTTCGTTATACAAACTTGGCAACATCAAGTTTTTGTCTGTTATCTTTTTGGTAACAGGAACGGCAACATCAGTTGGTACAGTAAGCACAGGTTTTGAGGCTACATACAACATTGACTTTACTGCTATGAGTGATAGTAATAATTACGCAAGATTTAGAATACAGAACGGTCGTAATTCTGTTGATATATCAACAACACCACAACAAAGTACATATTATGCGTTTACTATTTCATACATTTAAGAGGGTAACACAATGAGAGGAGGCAGAGAATGAGTAAAAAGAATTTAATAGGACAATATCCGAGTTGCGATATGTTAAACAACGCAATTCGATTTATTTTTGACGGCAGGACTGATGACGCAATAAGTGAAATTGTATTTGCTATCGAAAAAGCTGACGGCTATCTTTGTGATGATATTAAAGAAAGGGCGAAGGCTATACAGCGAAGCGTGTTTGGGGGAGGCAGAGAATGAAATACATAATTGATATAGATGTGTTGAAGGAAGAAGGGTTTGATGAAGTGGTAGAAATTATCGAGTGCTATGGTGAACCTCTTGAAATGGCTATTAAGGCACTTGAAAAAGAGGATAAAGACAATTCGGTATAATAAGAAATATGAGGTAACAATATGAGTGGAGCGATTTTTTTAGAAGGCAACAGGGTGGATAATCTGTTTGTGGCTGGAGGTAGTGGCGGAGGTGCTTCTGCTCCCACATTCAGCGAAACTGTAATCGCTACAGGCACAAATGCAAGCACACTTGTTTTCACAGGCGATTATACGGATTATGATTTGCTCAAGTTTGTTTGTGTCAATTCTTCAAGTGGCAAGGTTATAGAGATTTTAACAACACCAAGCACAATTGAAGCGATAAGGGCAGTAAGAAGTGTAATATGTTTCAATGAGTACGCAAACACGCAGTATTGCAATTATAGATTTGGCAATACAACAAGCTCGAATTGGACATATAGTGCTTCGAGAAACCTGTATATATCAGAGGTGCGAGGTCTAACTTGCACTAATGGCACAATTACAGAAACCGAGATTTATAATCGAGGTGCTTATACAACGACAGAAGTTTCTATCACAGGGAAAACAGGTCTGCTCGATTACGATATGATTTTCCTATCCGCCGCTTATGATGAAATTCAGCCGAATGTAATCAATATAGTTAAGCCTTTTGGGGAAACATCATCGAGCGTAAGGGATGCGGTAATTAATCCTTACAGCAAGTCTTATAATATCAGAATTACAGATACTGATATGACCGCAAGTTACTACTTTTATGTAGTAGGAATAAAGTTTACATAACAGGAGGTAATTCTTAATGGCTTTACACGGAAATACTATTCTTACTCTCTCCAGAGATAAGGATTTCAAGCGACCTTTTTGATGTATTAAGTTAAGGAGATTTCAAAGTATGAAGCTGCAGGGTAATACCCGTCTCGAACTGTTAAGAGACGGTAAGGTTGTACACAGGGTTGAAAAGCATAACGTCATATCTCCGTGGCTCCAGAAGGCTATCCGTGAGGGAGACTTCGGAGCAGGGATAGACCGTAACAAGATTATGCCCTTAACACAATGGTTTAGCGGTTGTATATTGACCGACAAAGTAAACTGTAAGTCAAATACAGATCCGGGCTTCTTTGGAATGATAAATCAGGACTCCAATATAGTCGCTATGGCAGGTAATGACGCTTATAGCGGTACTAATACGAGAAGAGGCTCGGCTGACTTATCCGCAGGAGCTACAGGACCTATCACTAACGGCTACAGATGGACGTGGAACTGGAGCGAGTCTTACGGTAACGGAGATATTAACTCTGTATGCCTTACGAGAGCTGCTCTCGGCAAGCTCCATTATGTTGAGACAGGTAACTTGGACTACGAGACAGATAATGCTCTCGCTACGACATACCTTAACGAGAGTTTATCCAACGGAGTAATAAATCAAAGTTTGGATATGCGTTCTGTCTCAGTTATCGACTATGAGAACGAGATAGGCTATAAGGTGTGGTATGAGGGTAACTCTTCAAGCGGAGATATTAAAGTTGCTGAGTACGCACTTAACACAAAGAGACTCCATCTGACAGGAGCCTCTTTTGATGTTAGGGAGCTTATCGCTACTCACTCCATTACTATGTCTGCAGGAATAAGAGACTACAACTTACGGTCTCATTCCTGCGTCACGTTCACAGGGGATAAGCTTCATCTCATTACTTGGGGAGAGAACACAGGAAGAGTCAGCGACTATGTTATAGATCCGACGGACTACTCCGCTATCTCTGCGACTTATGAGCGTACCTACTCAGGCGTCAGCTTCTACGGTAATGCGAATTACGCAGTATGGCAGTATCTTACTAAAGACAGAATGTGGATAGGTTACGAAGATGTAAGCGGAGTGTCTACTCCATTCATCTATGCTTTGGCAGAAGTAAGCGGAGACGCAAAGATAGTTAAGTGTAACCTCACTAATGACGCTCAGGTGTCAGAGCTTGCAGACTCTCCTATATCTGCTCAGGTTCCGTGGGTTAATCTTCCTAATGGAGACAGGTGGATAATGTATCCGCGAGGCTATGGTTGGTCTGCAGGAGACGGAAGATGGATATGTCCTGCAGTTTGGTATCACAATGGTCGCTTCTATCGTACTAATGTGAACGACTATTCTACTCAGGGTGCAGCCTTGCAGGGTGTAGACGGTGGAGCTACTTATGGAACTAACCTCTTCAAGCTCGACACTAACAGACCTGAGTCAGCGAAGATGAGCATAGACGCTATGTTCGGTTGGGTATCGACAGTAAATAACTTGCAGACGACAGTAAGTAAAAACCCCGGTCTCACTATGAGACTGATCTACGAGATTACGGAGGTGTAATATGAGCAATAAGACTTACGACATTATTAAGCTAATCGGCTTGATAGCCGTTCCTGTCCTCGCTTTCATAGCTTCTCTTTGCTCGATATGGAACGTGCCATACTGCGAGCAGATAACAGCTACTCTGACTGCTATTGATACTCTCATAGGTGCGATAGTAGTCATAGCAAAGGCATACTACGACAAAGGACAGGCATAAAATGAACGAGATACTTCTTACAGGAGCGGTCGCAATAGTGACCGCTTCTGCTATCTGGGACTTTGTGAAGTTCCTTATCAACAGAAAAGACGGAGAGCAGACGGAGCTTAAAGGCATAAAGTCAGCGATCGAGACTTTATCCGATAAGGTAGACCGTAATCAGGCTATCCTTGCAAGAACTCACATACTCCGCTTTGATGACGAGCTGATAAACGGCATAGACCA